TGTGTTATCTTCTTAAGAAGTTCAAGTTGTAATTCAGGTGTAGGTCTAGGTAACACTTCATCCATAGATCTTAGACCTTCAATAAGTTTTAGCTCATTTTCATCTAATGGTCTAGGTTTGCACTTTAGTGCTTGTAATTGATATTCCACATTATATGGATTTGGGCCTGTTTTCTTTCTTTTGAAGAATACGTCCCAACCAGTTTCTATGTCAGTAGGATCTCCTAAATCTTCCATAGCTACTGTAATTTGTTCGAATAACTTTTTCTTTAAGTTAAAGATTTTTACAGTGTTATCACCATAGTCAATACATTGTATTGCATATGACCAACCACATTTTAGGTCAGTAAAGTACTCTTGTACATGATCTTTTTCTTTATTGTTAAAAGTTTCTGTGTTTCTGTCAAAAGCTAAACATTCCATAGGGATATTCTTCCCATTCTCGCCTTTAACCCAGTATACATATCTAGGTAGTAAGTCACCAACTAATCTTACGTGATGATCTTCTTTTCCTGTATAAGTATAGGATTCTGCTCTTTCTTTCTTAGCTTCGCCTTTAGTTTGATTAAATTTTATTGCCATTTTAATTCCTTTAAGTCTGTGATTTCTTCGAATAAAAAGTGAATCTTATCATCTTCTATTCTAAGTAATCTATTGTTTGTTATTATATCCTCACTCAGTGGATACCTTATGAGGTCCAGTGTGGTGTCTTTTGTTACCACATAGTGGTTATAGCTGCGGAATGAAGCGACACCTGCATATTCCACAATCTCTCTATCGGAGAAAAATCTCCGCTGTATAAATAAGGGTTCTGGATTTAGAAGATAACTGTGCCCACCCCATTTTTTAGTCCAGAATTTGAACTTGGGGTCGTAGTAGTTTGATGGCGGTATTCTGTACGTCAATATATCAAGAATAACCATGATACTTTTGGTACTACCGTTTGTTTCTTTTAGAATCTTTTTCCAATTATACAATATCATATATTATAACAAAATTTTAACTTGTTGTCAAGCATTATTTTTCTGATCTACTCGGTTAACGAATTTATAAAACTCGAACCTCATAGCCCTGTTTAATGTAAAACCCATGTCGAGCAGTTGCTTGCTTTGCAGCAGTTTTACCTTTTAGGTGTATATCTACTACTATGGGTTGTTTTTTATTTTCTTTCTTACGAATAATTCTACCGATTAACTGTGTAAGTAAAGGGTCGTTGTTAATAGGGGTTGCTAAAACTAAACAACTTAATACATCTAGAGATATTCCTTCTGAGAATATAGCTTGTGTACCATAGAGAATATCTTTCGAAGTTTTTACACTTTCTAATAATACTTCTCTTTGTTCATGTTCTAACTCGCCTGTAATACATACGGCAGAATCACCACTTAGTCTAGCACAAGTCTTTAGCAAAGAAACTCGATCACTTACTACCAGAACCTTGTGTCCTTTTGTTGCATAAGCAGATGCAATCATTGCAACACTATGCACATATTCTTCTTGTGAAACCAAGTGGTTAATTCTATTCGCCCAAGGTATACGCGCTCCATCCATGAAACGCACCTCGGATTGAATGATGTCTATTACAGGAGTCATATAGTTTTCTCTAGGTGGTTTAATAACGTGCTGTCCAAAGTAATCTCTAAATACCACGTGCTTACCATCTTTTCTTTCTAGTGTTCCTGTAAGACCTATTTTATATCGAGCATGCATTTTGTCGATAATTCTACTAAAAGTTGGACTTGAAATGTGATGCATCTCGTCAAGTATGACTGTCCCGAACTCCTTTTTTATCTCGTCTATTTTACGATAGAGACTTTGTATGTTTCCAATTACTACTGGACTATCTGTGTCAAATTTTCCACTACCAATAATTCCAGCTTGTATTCCAAAGACTTTCTCTACCTCTTTTGCCCACTGATTTCTTAATGCAATTGTATGGACAACAACAAGTGTCTTTTGTCTAAGTTTAGATGCGAGTGCTAAACCTGTAAATGTCTTTCCCCAACTGACCCATGCGTTTATTATTGCACAGTCTTCTACTTCATCGTAAACCTTCTGTTGGGAAGGTCGCAAAGTAAACGTAAACTCGGGAAAATCGATATCCTTCTTAACTCGCCTATCGATTATATTATAATCATTTGGGATTAAATCTGTTCTACCACTTGGTATAGAAATCAATCCTCCTTTTATAAGTCCCATATTTTTTATTATGAAAGGCGGATCCTGAGGATTCCTTGGTGCTATAGAATATGTAAGTTCTTTATCAATAGTAGCACGAAGATCGGCAGGAACTTCCATAAATATTCTATTACCTATAACAGCTTTCATCATTTAAAATCTGGTCCACTATGCCATTGCACTAGAGAATATCGAGTTCCTGTACGTACTTTTGTTACTTCATGCATTAGCATTGAAGGAAATACAATAACAGAGCCTTGATTTCGTAATCCTTCAGGCATTTCGCATTGTCCACCATCAAAATTTGTTATTCGAAGGTCTCCTCCAGCATATCTATTTCCATCACTAAGCTGTATACTAATAGATAGTTTTCTATTAGAATAAAACTTAACATCACAATCTCTATGAGGTAAATAAAAACAACCTGGTAAATACTTTCCAAACTGTACGCACTCAGAAGAATCTAAATCAAAATTCCACTTGCCATTTTTATTTGCTAAATCTATATAGTGTTTACATATGCCCTCTATCAAATGATCTGTAGGAAAGAAAGCAATTTCAGTAGTTCTTACTTTTTTATCTACGGTTTTGTCGTCTTTGACTCCTGCATCACTCTTTTCTAAACTTTCTCCTTCTGCAATAATAGCTTCGCACATTTCTGGAGAAATAGCACTATCCCACCAATAATAAGGAATCTCTCTAACACTTATCATAGTTTTATCCACCCTAAGAGAGTTTCTCTATCTATATCTTCCCACTTCTCAAAAGTGCAGTTATACATAAGTATTTTCTCAGTTTCATTACTTTGATTCACAACATACCCATTAGGAATATGCTCTGGGTTTAAAGTAGCTTCTATCTCTTTTTCTTTATTGCTTTTTAGGCTTCTAAATCTTACTAGACAGAGTCCGTCCTGTAAGTCTTGTATTATATCTTTCGCCATGTGTCTTTTTTCCTCTCTGTACTGAACTCCCATAATTCCCATGGAAGTCCATTTCTATATAGTATTCCTGCCCAAGTTTCTTCTAACTTCGGCGGTCTTTTACAAACAAAAGGGAAGGGAATATTTAAACACCATACGAGTGCTGCATTTCCCTTACCTTCTATCTTGCCCATCTTGTGATACTTGATAGGACTTGTTTTTGTTTTCTCAAGTTGAAAATATCTTCCATTACTATCTATGTAATTTTTACCACGATGTCGTATCAAATCTGGAATCGTATCAATCATATACTTGAGTGGATAGATTCCTTTCATAGGACTCTGTAGTCTACGCATCGCAAGATTCTTGCCTGACATATTTTTATCATCAAGAATTTGCCCGTCAGCTACAAGTAGTCCATCAATTAAGTCCACATCATCTGTGCCTACGACATAGACTGGGAACTTAATCTTATCATACACCATATTTCTTTTCAAACTTTCCGAAAGAGTAATCATCACCAATATCAAAGTCACACCCAATTGGGCAGTCTGGTATCGAGAGTCCTCTATCCTTTTGCATGTTTCTTAGTAGGACTTCACAGTATTCTTCTACTGCATCTTCCTGTACTTCTGCTAATATTGAGTCATGCACTAACGCAAATATTTTAGCAGGTATTTTCTTTTCTAGCACTTCACTATGTGTGTCGATTGCTCCAAGTAGGTTTACATCAGAAGCAACAGACTGAACTAGAAAGTTGAGTCCTGATCTCACTTCATGAGAGGCAACACCTTTGTCTTTCGAGGCAACATTTGGTAATCTTCTTTTCCTTCCAAAGTGACTGTAAATAAAACCATTGTCACGAATAAAGTTCTGAGAATTATCGATCCACTTGCGGAGTGCTGAGAACTGTTTAAAGTAGTCATCAATCACCTCTTTAGCTTCAGATACGGTAAAAGTTTTACCACTATCTTTTGTTACTTGCCAACTGATCTTCTGCGGACCAGCACCATACATTATACCGAATGTAACAGCTTTCGCAGCCTGTCTTTCCATTGGGTATAGTTCTGCAACTTCATCTGCCTCGCATGGAAGTCCGAAGACTAACTTTGCAATGTTACTGTGAAAGTTTCCTCCACTCTTAAACACTTCCATAAGGTTGTAGTCTTTAGCTAAAACAGCTGCACAATATACTTCTGCAGTTGTTAAGTCCATTGCAACTATTTTGTTGCCAGGCTTTGCTTTCATACAACCTTTTACTATAGGATTATCACGAGGCAGCTGTTGCATGTTCAATTTTCCACTTGACGATAGACGACCTGATGTAGTCCCATGAAGATTAAAATTAGTTCTTAACCTTCCATCTCTATCTAGTGCGGGTATAATCTTATCAATATAAGTTGTTTTAATTTTTACATTCTGTCTAACATTCAGAATGAGTTGTGGAACATCATGCTCTTCTGCAAGATTACCTAAGCTTTCTGCATCAGTACTATCTGCACCTGTTCCTGTTTTCTTTCCTGTAGGTTTCAATCCAATATAATCAAATAATAACTCTCTCAACTGTTTTGTAGAGTTAGGATTGAAATCCCCTGTATCTCTTTTGTAGTCTTGGACTTCTTTATACTCATCTAATTTCTGTGCAGCTTCTTCTATCACGTCACCCATAAGTGTTTGTGAACTTACTAGCCTATCTCTATCGAAAGGTACTCCATTGTTTTCTGCATCAATCAGAAATCTACAACCTGGTTTTAGAATATTCTCATAAACCCATGTCAATCTTTTGTTAGTATCAAGAGCTTTTTTGAACTTTGAATGTAGTATATACGTACAGACTGCATCCATACCAGCATAAGTTTTCATGATATCAAATGGAATCATATCCCAAGTGAAGTCTGCTTTTAGTATGCCATGCTGTTTTCTGAAATTATCTATCCAGTCATACATTGGTTTCTCATAGTCTCCATACTTAGTATGCTTTAATGAGAGTTGTTTCAGGCCGTGAGTGCCTGGATTTTCATCTATTAGATAGTGTTGTAACATAGTATCTTCGAATCTTGGAAACTTGAAGTTAAAGTGATACTCAAACCACGATACGTCAAATTTTGCATTATGAAATACTACTATCTTTCTATCAAATACTTGTTGTAAGAGAGATTCACAAGTCTGATCTATACAATTACAATCTATGTAAGCGCCCTTCTCTCCATCATAAGATAAACTAATTCCAATCATATGTCCATCTCTTGGATAGAGTCCTGTTGTCTCTGAGTCAAGAGCAATATATTCACTTTCACTATCTCTAGCTTCGATAATGAATCTACTTGCTTCTCTACTATCTGTTATTCCGAAAGCAATACTTTCATCTATCTTTACTACTTTCTTTGTTCCTGCTATGTACTCAGTTATACTTTTCTTCGAGTCTTCCCATAAAGTTTTTACTTCTGGTTTAAACGCAAGCATAGCTGGGTTGATTACAGGTATAAACTTATCATCTACGACTTTACCACTATACTCCATAATGGAAGTAACATTAGTATAATATTTTAATGCTTCTGAGCCAACTAAAATAATCCAGTCATAACTATCTAAATCTATTTCTATATCAACATCCTTCTTTAGTACTTTCTTTAACGCTCCATCTGATGCTAGTGAGTATCTGTCAAACTCAAATGTATTATCAAAGTGGCCTATAAAGTCAGTCCTTGAAGGTTTTGCTTCTATTAATGCTACTTTAGCCATATAATCTCCTTTTTAATGTATCGATCCCTTTTTGTGTAAAGTTACCGGGATCGTTTCCTTGTTTTAATTTAATCGTTTGATGTGCAAGACCTAGCGTATCACATATGCCTTCTACTTTTGTGGCTGCGACTTGACCTGCTTCGTCTCCATCAAACATAATATCTACTCCTGTTGCTCCTTGCATTTTAAGAATAGAAAGTTTAACCCAATCTACAGACTGTGTTCCAAAACAACAGACTGCATTCTTTAATCCTTTGTCCCATAGATTGAGAGCATCAAATATACCCTCAACTAATATAATTCTGTTCTGTATCATTTTCGGTTTTGCAGGACATAGTGGAAGTTTTAGTCCTGGTGGATAGATATGATACTTTGGTCTTGTTGGATCATCTCTCAATAATCTTCCTATTAATCCAACTGTTTTACCTGTTATATCTCTTATTGGAAATATAACTCTACCCGCAAATTTATCTCCGTCTTCCCATGTAAATGCACTCCATATCTTCAAAGTTTCTGCACTTATATTTCTTAGAGTTCCATTATACATAAC